TCAGAAATCTTGCAAATGCCTCATGTAGAGTTTAATATGTGGCTTGCTTACTTTGATCTTCAAAGAGAAGAAAGAGAACGGCAAGAACGAATTTTAAAAATGAAAAAATAGATGGCAACAAAAAAAGTAAATATTGATTTAGTAGCAAAAGATAAAACTAGACAAGCCATGCAATCAGCAACCAAAGGGGTTGATGGTGTTAAAAATTCAGTATTAAATTTAAAAAATGCACTTATTGGTCTAGGTGCTGGTGTTGCTATAAAAGGTTTTGTTGATGTAGGTAAATCAGTAGAATCACTACAAGTTAGATTAAAATTTTTATTTGGTAGTGTTGAAGAGGGTGCAAAAGCATTTGACGCTATGGCTAAATTTGCTGGTAAAGTGCCTTTTTCACTTGGAGAAATTCAATCAGGTGCGGGTGTACTTGCTGTTGTTAGTAAAGATGCAAACGAACTTTCAAAAATCTTGGAACTTACTGGTAATGTAGCCGCTGTTACAGGATTAGATTTTAGAACTACAGCAGAGCAAATCCAAAGGTCATTATCAGCTGGTATTTCAAGTGCTGATTTATTTAGAGAAAAAGGTGTTAAATCTATGTTAGGATTTAGTGCTGGTGCAACAGTTTCAGTAGAACAAACAAGAGAGGCTTTATTTAGAGTTTTTGGTAAAGGTGGAGAGTTTGCTGGTGCTACTAAAGATTTAGCCAACACACTTGAGGGAACTTTATCAATGATTGGAGACAAGTTCTTTAATTTTCAAAAAACAGTTGCTGAAGAATTTTTTGTGGCTCTTAAAAAAGAGTTTGGTGCATTAGACGAAACACTTGCTAGTAATGAAGAGTTAATTTCAAGAATAGCACAAAAAGTCGGTCAAGGATTGGCAAATGCTGTTACAGCATCATCAAACGCTATTAGATTTTTAAACGACAACGCAAAATTACTTACAGAAACTTTAAAATTTTTTATAGCATTAAAACTTGTTTTATTTTTTAAAAATTTAGCGGCATCTATAACTCTTGCAAATATTTCTATGGCTACATTTAATAAAACAGTAAAAAAAAATTTATTAATTGGTGGAATAGCTTTAGTTATTTCTCAATTAGATGTTTTTATTAGAAAAATAAAAGAATTAACTGGGATAGGTAGTGATGAATTAGAAGATATGCTCGAACCAGGTCTAAAATTTATGACTGTTGTAGATGCTTTTGGTAGAGAAATAAAAATAGTAGTAAAAGATTTAGATCATGCCTCTAATATAATTGAGGTAGGAATGTTGCCATCAATTAAAGAGGCAGAAACAAGATTTCAAAAAATTGTAAGACACATAAAAGAGGCAACAGAAAAACTAGGAAAGTTAAATAAAGAGGCTTTAGAAAATGCAAAAAACAAATTTAAAAATATTGGAGATACAGTAGCAAAAGGTATAAACGAGGGTATAACAAAAACAAGTGAGGCTCTAGCCCGTTCAGTAATATTAGGGGAAAATCTTGCACAAACATTTAGAAAAATAGCACAAGAGTTGGCAGTAAAAATTTTAAGTGCAATTATAGAAATAGTTGCAAGAAAAGGAGTTGAACTTGCAATAGAAAAATTAATTACAAAAGAAAAACAAAAACAAGCCGCAATAAGCAAAGCCTCTACTTTCTCAAGAGGTTTAAGTTTTATAGGTTCATTTTTAGGTTTTGCTGATGGTGGACGACCACCAGTAGGCAGACCATCAATAGTAGGAGAAAAAGGTGCTGAGTTGTTTGTACCTGACCAAGCTGGAACAATAGTACCAAATAATCAACTTGGTATGTCAAAACCAGTAACAGTAAACTTTAATATTAATACTGTTGATGCAAGAGGTTTCAATGAGTTATTAGTTAATAGCAGAGGTGTTATTGTAAATATGATAAATAATGCTGTTAATGAAAAAGGTAAGGCGGCATTGATATGAGTGGTTCTTTACCTAATACAGCGTTTAACGCAATTAATTTTAAATCAAATCAAAAAACTTTATTTAGTGAAACTGATAGCGGCAAAACATTTAGGAGACAAATACAAGGTCAAAGGTTTAGTTTTACAGTTTCATACCCACCTATGACTCGTGCAGATTTTGCACCAATAATGGCTTTTATAATCAAACAAAGAAGTCGTAAGGAAGATTTTACAATAACTTTACCCACTACGTTTGACAGTCAAGGTAACGAGACGGGAACTTTATTAGTAAATGGTTCTCACTCTGCGGGTGATACAACTATAGCTATTGATGCTTTTGCTGGAGACTCAGCTGGTCGTCTTAAAGCTGGAGACTTAATTAAGTTTGCACATGATAAATTATACATGGTGGTTGCAGATGTTACATCTTCAAGTAACGCCGCAACTGTTACAATAGAGCCACCCCTTAGAACTGCATTAGCTGATAACAGTTCTGTAACTTATAAATCTGTTCCTGTTACAGTTCACTTAAATAGTGATATGCAAGAGTTTGAAACAAGTGCAAATGATAAAGATGGTAACTTACTTTTTAATTTTGAGTTTGATGTTATTGAGAGTTTATAATGGCAAGAGGATTATCGAGTTCGGTAAAAACACAATTAGCAACTGGGGTTATTGACCCAGTTATTTTAGTAGATATAGAATTTGGAACACCAGTTTATTTAACAAATGCAAGTTTTGACATAACATCAAGTATATCTGGCACATCAAGAACTTATCAATCAAATGGACATCTACGTAATATAAGTAGTGTTAGTGAAACTAATAATCCTACAAAAAATTCTTTATCCATTAGTTTATCAGCTGTAGATCAAACTTATGTGTCTATAGCTTTGAGTGAAAATATAATTAACGATAATGTTTTTATTTACAGAGGTTATTTAGATAACAATAATGCCCTTATTAACGACCCTTTTTTATTATTTTATGGAACAATAGATGAATACAAAATAAGCGATAATACTACTACTGCTAATTTAATACTAACTGTTACCTCACATTGGGGTAATTTTGGAAAAGTAAGTGGTAGAACAACAACAGATAACTCTCAACAAAGATTTTTTAGCGGCGATAAAGGTATGGAGTTTGCGGCTTTAACTGTAAGAGATATTAGGTGGGGAAGAGAATGACAAGTATCCATTTGTATCAAGCTGAAAAAAAAGATATTCAAGAACTTAATTATTTAATCTATGATTGGAAAGAAAAACATTTAACACACTGTAATTTTCCTGAATTAGATAATGCAAAAGTTAATTTTTATTTAAATACTTTCTTAAAAATAGGTAAAATTATTTGTATAAAAGATTTAGATAAAGATAAATTAGTTGGTTGTTTAGTTTTTCATAAATCTGAGTATTGGTTTAGTAAACAAAATATAATTGAAATAGAAATGATTTATGTTCAACCACAATTTAGAAATTACAAATTATTTAAACAATTAATTGATATGGTAAAAAAGGTTTCTGAAAATAATCCTATAGTCTTATCAACAACTACTAAACTTGATATAGACCCTGTATTTGAAAAATTAGGTTTTGAAAACATGGGAAGTAACTGGAGATTGATGTAATGGGTAAATTCAATCCTTTTAAAGCCGCAGAAAAAGTTGTTGGTGCTGTTGTTGATATTGTAACAGATGTTGTTGATATTGTTGTAGATATTGTTGAAGATGTAATAGGTTGGTTAAATCCTATACCTGAGATTCCTGATTTTGGAGATAATTTAGCCGACCAAAATGCAAAAGGTGTATTAGTCAATAAATTTAGTGCAAATGCACATATACCCATTGTTTACGGAACTAGAAAAGTAGGAGGAAATGTTGTTTTTTTAGAAACTTCGGGGACTGATAATGAATTTTTATATATGGCTATAATAATATCAGAGGGCGAAATAGATGACATAACTAAAATATTTATTAATGACAACGAAGTTACTTTTAGTGGAGACTTAGCAGACAATACTCAAAGAACTGTTGCTAGTTCTGATGCAAACTATTTTAAAGCACCAGATGATGATTCTAGTGCAGAAAGTTTAATTACAGTTGAACCTCATTTTGGAACTGATTCCCAAAGTGCATCAAGTTTGTTATCAGGTTTATCTTCATGGACATCAAACCACCGACTTAAAGGTTTAGCATATATAGCACTTAAATTTAAATGGAACTCAGATGCTTTTGGTTCTCTTCCTACTGTGAATGCTATTGTAAAAGGTAAGAAAGTTTATAATCCAAATTTAGATAGCACTGTAACTGGTGGTTCAGGCTCTCATAGAGCAGATACATCAAGCACATGGGAATATTCAGACAATCCAATTTATCAGTTACTAGATTATTTACGAAATGATAGATTTGGTATGGGAATACCTAATAGTTACTTTGATTCTAATTTTGCTGATTGGCAAATAGCTGGCGATGTCTGTGATACGGATATTACACCTTTTTCTGGTGCTAGTACTATTGATTTGATGGATAGTCACACAGTGGTTGATACATCAAAAAAAGCGATAGATAATGTGAAAGATTTTGTTAGAGGTTCAAGATCATTTTTAAATTTTAGTGCTGGTAAATATAAAATACTTGTAGAGGGTTCTGGTTCAGCATCTATAACGCTTACAGAGGATAATATTATAGGTGGTATTCAAATAAATAGTAAAAATAAAAACTCTCGTTACAATAGAGTTATAGTTAATTTTACAAATCCTGATAAAAATTTTCAAAGTGACACTGCACAATTCCCGCCAGTCGATGAAACTGGATTAGCAAGTGCAGACACTTTTTCTAATATGCAAACAGCTGATGGAGGCTTACTATTAGAAGCTCGTTTTGATTTCTCTATGCTTAATAATCCACATCAGGCACAAGAGATGGCAGAGGTAATTTTAAGAAGATCAAGAACAAGTTTAGATATAAGCATTAAAGCAGATGCAACAGCACTAGATTTAAGCATAGGCGACATAGTAAATATTACGCATTCTACTCCATCTTTCTCAGCTAAACCTTTTCGTGTTCAAGGCATGACAATAAATGCAGATCAAACAATAAGTTTACAATGTTCAGAACATCAAGACTCATATTATGCGTTTGGTACTCAAGTTGCACCAGCAACAATACCAGATACAACCTTGCCTAATCCTTTTAGCGTGCAACCACCAGCGAGTGTAACTTTAGATGATGAGTTGATTGAATATGCAGACGGAATCGTTATAACAAGATTATTAATTACAGTGGGCGTTTCCCCAGATAAATTTGTTGATAAATATGAGGTGCAAATAAAACAAACATTAGACCCAGATGGTAATGCTGTAAGTGATTCTTTTAGAGAAATTGCAACTGGAAAGACACTTAGTTATCAACATTTAAATGTTATAGATGAGGCTACCTATCAAGTTAGAGTAAGAGCCATAAATACTATTGATTCTAAATCTACATTTGTATCTGCAACTCGAAAGATTGTAGGAGGCGTTGATGTTCCCTCTGATGTTGAAGATTTTGCTGTTGAAATGCATGGACAACACCAGATGAAATTAACTTGGACTCCACCTAGTAAAAACAGTGATTTAGATATTTCTTATTATGACATTAGATTTCAAGATGTCCTTACTGGTGCTAAATGGATTAACTCAACAAATTTAGTTAGATGTCCAAGAAGAAAATGCGATTCTGCAATCGTTCCAGCCAGAGTTGGCAGTTATCTGATAAAAGCTGTAGATAAAAATTCTAACAGTTCTGCAACTGAAACTATCATCACTACTAATATATCAGGCATACAAGCCTATAAAACGGTAGCTAATTTCACAGAAACACCAAATATATTTACTGGGGCAGATCAAATGGACGGAACTTTACCACTAGCTGTAAAAATAGACCCATCTGGGGACACTATTATTACACTTGATACAGTCACTAATTTTGATGATACTGTAGGTAATTTTGACAGCCCTAGTGGAGACTTTGAACTAGGCGGCACAGATACAACCTCAAATCCTAATTTTAATAATAAAAACAGAGACGCAAAAGGATTTTACAATTTTTCTAATTCTATATCACTATCACAAATATATGATGGCGATATAGTGCCTAGTATTACACTAGATGCAGAAAACCCTTATGATTTATTTGATTCTGGTAGGGGTGCATTATTTTTTGACTCTGCTAAAGCACCATTTGACGGAACTGAGCAATTACACGCTTTCCACAGAGTTCAAATAGCAACATCAACTACATCACTTGCAGATTGCACATCTTTTGGAGATATAACACAATCAGCAACTTTTAAATTTAAGTTTGCTAAATTTAGATTGAAACTTACTAACGATGATGACCAAACCTCTAGTAATGTTAAATCTATTGCCATAAAATTAAATATTGAAGAAAGAACTTTTGCAGAAAGTAATTTAGCAACATCATCAGGCTCAAAGACAATTACATTTACAAATCCATTTTTTGAAGTACCAGCTTTAGGCATAGCGGCTCAAAATATGCAAACGGGAGATACATTTACAATTAGTTCAAAAACTGTTAATGGTTTCAGTATTGCTTTTGTAAATTCTAGCGGCTCGGCAGTTGATAGAACTTTTGATTATATTG